TGTATGCCTCAGCGAATGACTTTGAAAGACCAGGGAACTTGCGTTTGACCTGTCGTTCAATGCGCGCATCCTCGATGACATTCAAGAAATCCTTGAACTTGCCGAGTGGCTTGCCGTTTTCATCATGGATGGCAGAGTGCCAACCAGCCTGTGGCGTGTTAAGTGCATGACCGACTTCATGACCCATGAGCAAGTCATACAAATGACCGTCCATGTCTTTCCAGACAGGACACACGAGAGTGCGTGACTTGAGGTCGAAGTATGCAGTCTTGGTCTGCTGATGCGAGACGGTAATATTCTCAGCCGCCAAGAGTTTGGCGAGCAGAGATTTAGAGTTCTGTAAATTCGTTTTCATACAACCATTATCCCCTAAAAACCAGGAAAAGGCAACAGGTAAAAACCCTATATGAATCAATAACTTACATCACTCCACTCGATAGACGAATTTCTCAGGCTCTTTTTTAAGCGCAGGAGCAGGTTCTTCCAAGATCTTGATTGTCGGCTGATTGTAGCCAATTTCTTGTTTTGGTGATTCTTGTTCAATGACTTCTTGGTTTCTTGCCTGCTGTTCACTAAACCTTCGCATCTTCTTAAGATTCTGTTTGATCTTACGCTTGGCTTGTTCAAGTTTAATTGGGCTCACAAGATCAGTAAATACTTTTCCATCTAGATGATCAATCTCATGTTGAATGCAAACAGCAGTCAATCCATCAAACTCGTGCTCAACAACTTGACCCCCAATTGCTTGAAAGCGAACTTTGATATGATCAGGTCGCTTGAGTTTCAGATACAATCCAGGATAACTCAAACAACCTTCAGCATAATCAGTAGGAGTCATCGATGAATCAATAATCTCTGGATTAAACATTGTCCAGATCTCAGTGTTCATATTGACTGCACAAACTCTTTCTTTCAAACCAACTTGATTGGCAGAAAGACCAAGCCCCTGCATTTCACTCAAAGTTTCAGCAAGAGAAAACGCAATGTATGACGCATGCTTTTGTTCTTCGAGCGTATCAAACTTTACTGGGACTGTTGGTTGACGAAGAATTGGATCGTAGAAATCAACCAACTTTAAAATTTCAAATTCAATAAGGTTGCCCTTATAATACTTTACCATTCTGCTCATATTAATTCACCATTTGCGAGAAGTTCTTAACTTTTCCGAATCGTATTGTATGTTTAAACTTATCAACCATTTGATCAGACTTGTGAGTGATTACAAATACATTCGTGCCTTCATTCATCATATTTATCAACTTCATAAATTCTTCAGTACCATTAATGTCAAGAGAACCATCAAAGACCTCGTCGAAGATGAGCAGATTTGTATTGACACTGTTCTTCAACTTGGCGACCGACCTCCAAGTGAACAAGAGTGCTAGATCAATACGTTTCTTTTCACCCTCTGAGAAGTTTTCATAACTGAAATCATCTCGGTGACGAGACTTGATGGTCTCCTTGAACTCCTCGTCAATATTAAAATTGACAAAGAAGTCCATCGCAGCCAAGTATTTGTTTACCAATTTGTTTATGATTGGTACATACTGCTTAATGATTTTCGACTTAATCCCGCCATCTTTAAGCAACTGCGCGACAATATCGTAGTTTTGTGTTTGTTCAGATACTTCTTTTCTCTTTTCGTTAAATGCTTGCAATGCATTGAGTAATGTTTTGCTTTGCGCCTTGAACTCATCGCTCATGGCTGGTTTGTTTTCTATCTCGGTAATTTCATCCTCAAGTTTCTTAACATACTTTCTAACCTGCATACGAGAAGTATTAATGCGGACAAGATCTTGTTCAAGAGACTTGAGTTGTTTTTGAGTGGCTTTAATGTTATTGATTCGTTGTAGAACGGCATCACTCTCTTCCTTTAGTTTTGTTAGACCTTCGGTTAGTTCTGTGATTTTACTATTACAAGTGTGTACTTTTTCGTCTTTGTTATTGATTGCCTGATCGCAGGTTGGACAAGTCGAATTTACAGAATAGAACTCGATGTCTTTCTCGAGTTTCTGAATATTCCCTTCGATCTTGGCTTCAAGGTTGTTTAGTTTTTGGAACTTCTTTGTATTTGTTTCTTCGTCTGCTGTTTCGTTTACTAGGTTATCAATTTCCACTTCTTTTGTTGTTGCATCGTTTTCAAGTTGCGAGAGTGATGCCTTATTCTCTACAACTTCTTGTTTCTTTGCGTCTACTAGTTCTTTGGTATTCTTCTTGAGTTCGTCTAGATGTTTCTTGTGTAATTCGATTTTATCTTTGGTGTTATCAATTTGAATTTTTAATTGTGCTGCTTCGTCTTTCAGCCCATGCAGTTTATTTTTTACAATCACATTCATTGAAGAAAAGATCTGAATATCGAGGAGATCTTCAATGACAGTTCTACGGTCCGCTGCGGACAACTGCATGAATGGAGTGAAGTTTGTTGATCCCAGAATAACAATCTGGGTGAATGACTTATAGTTCATCTTGAGAATAACTTTCTCAAGATAGTCTTGATAGTCTTTGGCTTTGGCGTCTTGATTTAAGAGAGTACCATCAACATAGATCTCAAACACATTCGGCTTGATACCGCGAATAATCTTGTATGCAACTTTGCCAATCTTAAATTCGATTTCTACAGTACAATCTTTTTCGTTGATTGAGTTTACTAATTGCGGCTTGTTGATATTGCGGAATGGTTTGCCGAACAATGCAAATGTGATTGCATCCAAGAATGTTGATTTACCTGCGCCATTCTCGCCGATGATGAGCGTAGTTGCATGTCCACCAAGATCAATCTCAGTGAATATGTTTCCAGTGGAAAGAAAGTTCTTGTATCGAACTTTAGAAAAGAATATCACACGATCTCCATGGACAACGCTTGACTATAAACATCACGCAGTACTGTTTTAATTCTATCTGATTCTACTGGCAATGTCAAGCCATCAACATACTTATTTAAGATTGTCATTGTATCTTCTGCTTGGTCAATATCAACTTCAACATTGTCAGTAATTTCCGAGAAGTCTTCAACAACTGCAACTTCTAGCGGAGCAACTTTTGTGATTGTATCAATCAATGTATCAAACAAGAAAGAGTTATTTCTTTTTTCAACAACAATCTTCAAGAATTTGCCATTCAAATACGAATAATCTGTGTTGACAATATCATTATAGTACATCTCATCATCATTGTACTTGATCTTATAAAACATCTTATCAGGATTTTGAACGAATGTTAACTCGCGAGTTTCAGTATCAAGAATATGGAAACCGCGATCATCATTGTAATCACTCCAAGTCATCTCACCTGGAGTGCCAACATAAACAATACTGCCATTGTTACTCTTATGATGAAAATGTCCAGACAGAACAAGATCATATTTGTTCAATACACTTGGATCCATTCCATCATGGCAGATATTACCACGATCCATTTCAAACCCAGCAAGTTCAAAATGACCAAAGCATACATGCTTATCGCTACGCTTGATAAAGTCGGCAATTTCTAACTCATTATCTTTGCAAATCCAAGGAATGATGTCAATGTCCATCCATTCGGTTGGCTTGTCATAAAGAATCACATGATCTTTATAATCGCGCAAAAGTAGATCTGGCGAGTTTACTTCAAGAGTGTTCTTAAAGAAAATATCATGATTGCCAAGTAGAGTATGGCATTGAATATTATGTTTGACTAACTGATCAAAAAAATAACGACGGCAAAGAGCAAGAGACTGAAAAGAGATATACTTCCGACGATCAAATAAGTCACCCAACTGAAAGATGGTGGTAATTCCATTTTGCGCCAAATAAGGAAAGAATGTTTTTGTATAGAACTCACGATAATGATTATGAAAGGCAATGCTATCGCCTCTCATACCAAAGTGAGTATCACCCAGGATTGCTATCTTCATCTACGAATTTCTCCAGACCTGCGCGCTTTGCTTTCTTTGCTTTGCGAGCATTCTCATAATTGCTAATAAACTCAGAAATATTTTCATACAATTCAAACTGTCTGAATGTACCATCTTCGTTTTCGTTCAACTCAAACTCATCAAGAATACCAGCAGTCTCTGTTGACTTGTATTTAACATACAACTGTTTCTTTTCTTTCTGAATTCTTCTTAAGAATGCATAATAAGTTATTTGAGTGAAATAGGCAAATGGATTGCTTGATTTACTCGGATCAAAATTGTCTACATACATGACGCAGTTTTCAATTGCATCAGCGACCATTTCGTCGCGAAAGGTATATGATAGAAAGTTTGGTTTGTGTGAAAGATTCTCAGCAATCATCATGAAGCATTTAGCAACATATGTTGGGATTTGCGGTTTAGGTTGACCAAGTCTTTTTGCCTTTCTAATGGCAGTTCGATACTTAATCATTTCCTTGAGGAAATCTTTGTTATTGATGTAATGATTTTTTGCCATAAATTAGTGTACTGGTTTATCCTTTTTGTTTGCCATTGCTTCTAGAATTGAGACGACTTTCTGAGTTTTTTCTGCAATTTCTTCACTTGTTATGTTGCTTGGTGGTGGCTTAATCTTTGCATTGTTGTTGTAGAAAAACTCACTCACATACTCATACTGCTCATAAAAGTCTTTGCGTACTGGAGTGATAAACATCACATCGTTTAAATTGATATCAACCTCTTTAATCTCAATCACTGATTGTGGTAGATATTCTTGCATTGATAAGATTTGTCTGCCTTCATCAAATAGTGTTTCAATATCAATTCTAAGTGGTTGATTAATTGTTATGTACTCAGTTCCATAAGTCACATACCCAACAATGTCATCAAGAGTATTTTTCATGCGAACGAATTTTAATTCTGGTTGTTCTACATTCTTTTTTCTTGGCATTAGTTTATCCTTACATTGTTGGATGTGAACGGAAACTTTTCTTCGCTATAAATCTTCACTCGTTCCTCATAATGCTTCAATGTGAAGTTTGTATAAGGACCGTACCTTAAATCATCAGCGATATCGTAAAGTGTAGCAGCATCTTTGTTCTCACCCAGACGAAGCACACGACCAATTGATTGCAGAGAACGGATCTTACTCTTTGTGGGAGAAGAGAATACAATATTATGTAGGTTACGGATATTCACACCTGTCGAGAATGTTCCATAACTGGCTACAATGATCGCATCGTTTTCTTGTTCAGTGATATGCCTCACTGCTTCGCGATCTTCAGCCTCAACCCCACCATGAATAAAGAACACTTTGCGATTGCCGCATTTCTCTTTAATCGTTTCATATAGTATCTTACCGTGTTTTTCGACATAAGTAAATAAAATTAAACTATTGCCTTTTAAATTAATTGCAAGATCACATATAAAGTTATTTCGACCTTCGTGTTGAGTCAAAAAATTCATTTCATCTGGATATGAAAATCCTTTGATAGATTTGCAAACAACCTCTGGGTATTTCAACACAATACATTTGATACTAAAGTTTGCGAGTTGTTTTCTTTCGATGAGTTCTTTAGTGCTAATGACTTTAAACACAGGACCAAACAAACCCTCAAGAACTAGTTTGTTTACCTTGCTATCATCCAGTGTACCAGTTGTGCCGATGCGCACATCACAATTGATGAGTTTAGTCATGATGCTTGTCAATGACTTGGCTTTAAATGTGTGAGCCTCGTCGCCGATGATAAAATCAAACTGAGCAAAATACTTCTTTGGCATCTCATAGATTGACTGCCAAGTAGAGATAACTAGATCTGAATCAGGGATTTTACTTTCACCACCAAAGATTTTTTGACAATACTTGTCTACATCCCAACCATTGTTGCTGGAATAGTTTTTAAAGTCAGAATGCATTTGAGTAACAAGATTGATTGTCGGCACAATCAACAATCCGCGCTTCTTGCCACTATTCAATAAGTGGCGAATCATCATATAGATGATTAACGATTTTCCTGATGCCGTGGGCGATATGAGTACAGTTCGCCGTTTTGTAAGTCCGACGCTAGATGCCAGTAACTGATAATCTCTTGGCTCCATTGGAAGGGAGAGAGCATTTGAAAGATTCTTTGTATCGATTGGATGAACTTCCCTGTTTTCATCGATGACCTCGAATGTGTAATTCTTTTGCTTGCAGAAAGTCTTTATATAGCCAACTAGTCCCGCATAAATTTGCTTCGTTCGTAAGTTGAGCAAACGAATTTTACCATCCCAGTGTCTGCTTTTAAATGCTGGGCTGAATTGATAGCCAGGGGTCGAAAAGGTGAAGAACTCAGACATCTCCTGAAGAATAGAATCTTCAGCATGCACTTGAACATAGATATTATCAACCTTTTCAACAGCGACATGGTCAATCATCGAGCACCCTGGATAAACTTCTCCCAACCCATATACTCTTTCAACTGCCAAGTGCGATTGTTAAGTTCTTTCATGACATTAGTGCAAAAGTTTGCAGCCTCTTCATGATAGGCTTTTTTTCTTTTCATCTTGTTTAAATCTTCATCGCCATCAAGATAAACTTGCATATCTGATTTAAGAGTAAATCGAAATGGTTCCCAACCAAGTTTATCTAACTCTTCTTGATCCAGTTTGCCACTGTAATACATCCACTTGAGTTTCTTTAGTTTGTCAAACTCTAATCCTGCTCGCTTTGCTGCAAGATTGTGTAGTGAAAGATATTTGTTATATTTGTTGTGAATCAATGGAATGCGTAGGATCTCTTTGCCAGGTTCCGTAGTATCAACTTCGGAATCCTTTTCCCATTGCAACATT